AAATGCAAAACAAAAGTTTTGCAGAAAATGGTTGTGTTCGGAAAGAAAGTATGGTATGATGTATAGGTGTTAAGTGTATGCGGTTTTGAAGGTATATCAAATATCTTCAAAATAGTTATTGTGGCCCGGTGGCTCAGCTGGTTAGAGCGCCGCCCTGTCACGGCGGAGGTCGTCGGTTCGATCCCGATCCGGGTCGCTTTTCATAACTAAATATCTGAAAAATGGGATCTTAGCTCAGCTGGGAGAGCATCTGCCTTACAAGCAGAGGGTCACAGGTTCGAGCCCTGTAGGTCCCATTCTTTTATGGGTGGTTTCCCGAGTGCCAAAGGGGACAGACTGTAAATCTGCTGCAAATTGCTTCGGTGGTTCGAATCCACCACCACCCACTTGCCAATCAGGCAATCGGCCGATGTGGCTCAATTGGCAGAGCAGCTGATTTGTAATCAGCAGGTTATCGGTTCGAGTCCGATCATCGGCTTTACTTGAGAAATCAAGTACAAAAATAGGATATCGCGGGATGGAGCAGTCTGGAAGCTCGTCGGGCTCATAACCGAAGGTCGTAGGTTCAAATCCTACTCCCGCAATTTTATGCCTAGTTAGCTCAGTTGGTAGAGCAGAGGACTGAAAATCCTCGTGTCTCTGGTTCGATTCCGGAACTAGGCATATTTTACGGAGCATTAGCTCAGTCGGTAGAGCACTTGACTTTTAATCAAGTTGTCCGGGGTTCGAATCCCCGATGCTTCACTAATTGAAAAGGCTGGAAACCATTGATTTTATTAGGGTTTTCAGCCTTTTTACGTTGTCGGAATGAAATTATCGGAAAATCAAAGTAAGGTATTGTAGAGGAATGTAGAGGAATGTAAATGTGTCATTTTCGTGTCACCTCGTATCACATGGAAAGAGCAGCTTCAACCGCTCCGGCGGTATCCTCTTTTTCCAGCATGATGTGATTATAAATCCTCAAAACCATTGCTTCGTCATCCCCCAGAAGAGACGCAATATTCTTGATCGAGATACGCGGGATCTGGTAGCAGAGCGACGTACAATAGTTGTGGCGGAAAATATGGGCTGTGAGTCCGCAGACGGGCTTTTCAGCGACTCTATTCATTTCCTTTATGATTCTTTCCCACTTCCGGCGGTAAGAGGATTTAGACACCATTTTGCCGCCCTGCATCGAAAACAGAAGTGTTCCTTTCATGCAAAAGCGCACGTAGCTTTCAAGTGACGTATAGAGCTGCTGCGGAATTGGAACCTGCCGGAATCCGTTCTTCGATTTCGGTTCTTTGATGCTCGGTTTTCCTGCATCATCAAATTCAACAGCCTTGTTCACGTTGATGATCTTTTTGGAAAAATCAATATCGAACCGAGTAAGGGCGAGAACTTCTCCACATCTTAATCCGGTACAGTAAAGGATATCCACAAAAATTCTATCAGATGGGGATAAATCAGCGTCTTGCATCGCCTTTTTCTCGTTTGCAGTCAGCGGCCGCTTTTCATCTGCTTTGTAGTCAATCGGCTTCATCACGTCCTTTAGATCCTCGAGCAGGTTGGCAGGATATAAACGGTCATGTACCGCGGCCTTCATGATCTGAGAGAACGTGATCTGTAATTGCTGCTGGATGCGTTTCTTTCCGGCCGCGTCGTTAAGGACTGTCTGGTAGTGGATCGGCAGGACATCGCAGAGCCGCACGCCGTCCATCTGCCGCAGATGCTTTTCGATGATGTTCCGGTACATCCGCTTCGTGTTGTTCGTCGCTTCGGCTTTGTAGACGGTCAGCCACCGCCCGGCGTAGTCCAGGAACAGGATGTTCTTGTCTCGGACGGTTTCGAGGTTCTTAATCTTGTCGTTGTAGGCTGCCACCTTTGTTTCCAGATCCTTACTGCTTTTCTTCGATCGGATCGTGATGTAGTGCTTTTTTCCATCAACATAACTTCCATCCCACACACGGGCTTGAAAATACCCGTTCTTTTGCTTTGTATATTTCGCCTTTGCCATCTATAGGCTCCTTTCGTTTAGTGGCTGGAAAAGCCACAGAGACGGCGCAAAATGGGTGCAAAAAAGCGGCCGCAAACAGACGGGAAAAAATAGTCGAAAAAAATCGAAAATTTTCCCGTTCCACTTGCGAAGCCGCCGGAAGTGTGATAACATAATCATGTTCATTAGATTATTCCTTCCGGGGAGTAACCTCTTATGAAAGGCCTAACAGATTGCGCCACAGTCTGTTAGGCCTTTTTTTATTATCTATACATAATACGGATTCGGTTTTCCGAGAATCGCAAACAGGTCGATAATCCAGCCTATTCCGAAAAGACCCATAGTACAGAGGTACAGGATACCCATTCCGAACTTTCCTTCGTAAAATTTGTGTCCGCATAAAGTAAAAAGACACAGAAAGAAAGCAACCCATTTATTTTTTGGCTTTCCTGTGACGTATACTCCTTGGCTTGCACTCGCCGCCGCAGCTGCTGATGAAGAAGCAGAAGAGGATGCGCTGCTACTGTTGTTGTTATTAATAATAACGTTCTTCTGATCTGTTTTAAGATCCTCAACCTGCTTTCCACACTTAGGACATACGACACAATCCGCGTCAATAACCTGTCCGCAATGTTTGCAATATTTTGTCTCTGCCATATTGACTCCCCCTATCTGCGCAGAACCGTTATAACCACGCCAAATTTAACCCATTCCCTCATCTCGTCCGGGTTGTTGGGATCTATGGTTATGATATCCCCATACCCGTTTATCGGCTCCATTCTGCACGGTTCCGACTGGATAAATTTACGGATGTACGCCCGCCCGTTCTTTTTATTGACCAGGACGCATGTATCACCGTCCCTTGGCGGCCGTTTCGAAATTCCGATGATGTCGCCCTTGATATATACGGGATGTAAGTGGTTCGATGTTATCCGGATGCCACAGTGCAGCCGCTCTCCGTATTTCTCGATATATTCCGGGCAATACACATGCTCTTCATGCGCTGAATCCAGAATCATCCCATCTTCCATGTTTCCTGTCAGAAGCAGGACATCCAACATGTTCGCTGGATCTTCTTCTTTGGCTTTCATCTCAAGCTCGAATTCTATTTTGGCGTTTATGTAGGCTTTCTGCCGATCTGTTAATTTGCGGAATTTATTCAGCACTTCAATCTCGATACTGCGTTGCCCGAACATCTCGTATAAGAATCTTCCTGTCAGCTCATAGAGTTTCGGCGCAAGCATGATGCTGAACGTGTCCACGCGGCGGGAAATGATGTTCCGGTAAGAAGATGCCGAAATTCCCAGCTTTTGCGCGAAGTCACATTGAGTATACCCGAGTTTTATGCGCTCTTTTTCCAGATTTTCCGCAAATGTGTCTAACATCTCTTTCTTTGTAGTCACCTTAAATTCCCCCTTTGTATCAAGATTCTGACGAAAATTATCAAGCAAAAGAGCAAGCACACATGAAATTACGTCAACATCTTGTGCGGTATCCGGTGTAATATAAATATAAAGATGTTATACGGAAAATTTTATCATATTTTTAAAAACTGTCAATAAGGAGGGGAGAAAAAAGTTGAAAAATTAGCGATTCTGTATATCGAAATAGGCAGATACGTGGCGCACGGTTGATATTCTTGAACGTATGTTCTATAATCGTGGTATCACTATTTTGATTGAGACTGTCAGGGAGGTACATAATCATGAGAGATGAACAACCGGAAGATAAAAAGAAAGAAATAAAACAGATGGTAGACGAAATTTATAATCCAGCGTACATTGATATGATTTATGGCTTTGTAAAAAGATTATACGCGGAAAATAAGAAGCAGGGGAACTGACCCCTGCTTCTTTTATTTCGAAAAACGATCCATGAACTTCCAAAAAAGTTCCTTGTCTTCTTTTGACAGATGATAATATTTCATAATTGCTTCTTTGGCTTTCAAGTCTTCAATTCCGATTTCAGCACATATAGTTCCGAAGTCTACATCAACATCACGAAACATTTCACCTTCTCCATCTCGGAGCCATTCTTCCCGCACATTATATTTCTCACAAATTAATTTAATGACGGCATCAGAAGGGGTTCGCCTTCCCATCTCATAACTTGAGACGTTCGAAAACGATATCCCAAGATCGTTTGCGAATTTTTGCTGGCTACCTATGTTTAAGGCTTTACGCAGCATTTTCAATCTTTCATGCAACATTTTCACCTCCTGTCTAATGATAGTTTACACCAGAATGAGCAAAATATCAATAGAAAAAATCGTACAAAGTACGAAAAAACATGTTGACAAAGTATGTACATAGTGCTATATTGAGAATGTACAAAGTACAAAGGAGGTGAGTACATGGTAGCAGAAAAAGATAAAGAAGATTGCAAGAAATTTGCAGATATTTTTATGTCACTGCCAGAAGACAGTAAGAACATGGTCATCATCTATCTTTCGGCACTTCGCGATAGAGAAGAAGCAGACAAAGCCCGGTTACAGAAAACGTAAGGAGCGGAAAAGAAGTGAATAGAGATGTAGAAGATACATGCTTCGATGAATCCGGCGAGTACGAATTTGACGAAGACGACCTGCGGCGTATCGAAGCATGGGAGAAAATCGTTAAGTGTACGAGAAGAGCGCACATTGGCTCACTGGTTATGCTTGCGGCATCACTCGTATCATTGGTTGTTCAGATCAGCAATCTTTTTAACGGCAAAATGCAAACAGGGTCATTGCAATTTGCTTAGTAACGTTATCATAACGTTACGCTAACAGGGACGTAGCGTCACAGTAACGCCCCTAGAATAAGAATAAGAATAAGAAAAAGATATAAAAACATATATTGAGCATCGCAAGCGCTGCTCGGTAAGCAAAATAGCTTTTTCTTGACCACAGAAAGAAGGTGGAAGCATGAACGAAATGATTATCACGAATGCAGAGTTCGGGAGTATTCGAATCGAGATGCGAAACGGAGAACCGTGGTTTGTTGGCTCCAGTATCGCAAAGGTCTTGAAGTACCAGAACCAGCAGAAAGCCATTCGGGACCACGTAGACGCCGAGGACAAGCTGACCGAACAAATCGTTCTGGCAGGTCAGCGACGGGAAGTGACGCTGATTAACGAATCCGGGCTGTATAGCTTGATTCTCTCGAGCAAGATGGAAGAAGCAAAGAGATTCAAGCACTGGATAACGTCGGAGGTTCTCCCGGCGATCCGGAAAACCGGTGGGTATCAGCAGACAGCACCGCAGGGAAAGGAACTTCTGGCTCTGGCAGTCCTCGAAGCGCAGAAAACCATTGAGGAGCAGAACCGAGCCATTGAGCGGATGCGTCCGAAAGAGATTTTCGCGGACGCAGTGAGCGCAAGCAAAACGTCAATCTTGATCGGCGACCTTGCAAAGCTGATTAAGCAGAACGGGGTTGACATCGGCGAGAAGCGGCTCTTCCAGTGGATGCGGGAAAACGGCTATCTGATCCGGAAGGACGGAGCCAGTTACAACATGCCGACACAGAAGAGCATGGATCTCGAGGTTATGGAGATCAAAGAGTCCACGATCACCCAGCCGAACGGAAATGTTCGGATCAGCCGCACCCCGAAAGTAACGGGGAAAGGGCAGAGATATTTCGTCAACAAAATTCTATCCGCAATGGCATAGCTATGATGGCGATGCTAAGGAAAAGCGCAGCGGAGAATTGAAATGCGAGGGCAAGGAAAAGAATAGACTAGCATAGAGATGCAAAGGAGTAGCAACGCGTGGGCATGATCAACGATGGCAAGGAAAAACGTTGAGTAGAAGGGCTATGGAATAGTGATGCACCGTCATGAGCTGAAAAGCAAAGGAATAGCCATGAAAGACTGGGCAACGAAAAGCCATGGAATGGCGCCGAACAGTAGAGCTGAGCGAGGGCATGGTACAGCGAGCCAACGAACCGGAATGCTACGGAAAGGAATCGCAGGTCGGAGCAAAGGAATAGCACTGGAAGCCAGGATGAGCAACGGCATAACAAGGCAATTCATAGATGCGAGCAGACAAGCAAAGGAAATGAAGTGCGGCGGATTGATACGCAGGTGCGCAGCGAAGAGGGCAGAGCGCCGAAATCAAAAAATAAAAACGAAAAGGAGAAAGCAACATGCAGGAAATCAAAGTAAGATTAACATTCACCGAGGAAATTCTTGGAACAGCGGCGGCAGATAAGGAGATTCACAAGACCTATATTGCGTCTCTTGCGCCGAACGCGCCGAGCAAGAAGGAAGAGGTCGAAGCAGTAGGCGTGGAAGAGACGATTGAGAAAGCAATGACCGTTTTCCCGAGAAACAAAGAGGGCGTGCCGATCTATTGGGACTACCAGATTAAGGGATTTTTCAAAGATGCGGCCGGAATGCTGCGTAAGGTTCCGAACACGAAAAGCTCGAAAATTAAGGCGTATAAGAAAGAGATTGACGGGCTGATTTTCGTGAAAGAGCGTCAGATCCCGATTCATTTTGACGGAGAGATCGGAAACTGCGAGCGGCCGCTGAGAGGACAGACACCGCAGGGCGAGCGCGTGGCGTTAGCAAACAGCGAGAGCATCCCGGCGGGGGCGTGGATCGAATTTACGGTGCAGTGCTTAACTGATGGATTGGCGGGAGCGTGACAGAGTGGCTTGATTACGGAATGCTCAGAGGTCTTGGACAGTGGCGAAACTCAGGGAAAGGCCGCTTCCAGTGGGAACGAATCGAGTAAGGAGGAACATGGAAGAAACGACATGGGAGCAGGCGGAAGGCTTCGCAGTCAGCGTGATACGAGAAGCCAGAATAAAAGCAAAATTCTGGTTTGCGGCGTGGCTGGTAACTTTCGTGGTGCTGATAACGGTTGTGGCGGCCGTGTTGGTGATGTAGTAAGGAGGTTCCCCGGATGGAAGAAATTACGAAAGCAGAAGCAGAAAAAATGATTTTCATGTTTCTGGGACGAGAGGTCCGGATCAAAGAAAAAGAAGAAAGTCGGATATCGTATCCGGCGCGGTATATGCGAAAATCGGAGCTGCTGAAAATGCAGAATCCCCTGTTGGGGGAAACAGTGCTCGAACGCGCCGAGAAATACGCACCGGCGGGGGTTGTGAGGAAAATCAACCCGATGAAGAAAAACAGCCCGCTTGTGTTCGACACAGTGGAGCTGGAGAAATGGAGGGCGAAGCATTGAAGAAAAAAATTGTAGCAGCAGAAGTGATTCTGTGGGTTACGGCACTCGTGGCCATCAGCGACATCAACTGGGGCGGGTTCTTCTGGTGCTTTTCACTGATGATTCTTGGATTCCTTGCTTTTCTGGCGGTTGACGCGGAGGAGAAGCGAAAGAGAACAGAAGCGGAAAAGGCAAAAAAGAAGAAAGACAGAGTGTTCCAGATGTGGTTGAGAATATAAAAAATGCCCTCCGGAGAGACGAAGGGCATCCATAAAAAGACAACATCATCATAGCACATGAAAGGAGAAAAGGCAATGGGAATGAAAGGTTTTAAGGGATTCGAGAAAGATTTTCCTGCGGAGGGAAACAGTGCGAGGAAAACACGACATATGAGGAGTACGGTGAGGGATGCTGCTATAAAGGCGTTATGCATTTCTACGAGGACCCGTGGGAGGTTCTGAACCATTACGACCTCGTGGATGGCAACGGAAATTTGTCTGAATTTGCGGAAGTGGAAGCATTGGGTCAGGTATGGAATGACGGAGAAAAGCGGGCAACAAATAAAATTCACGTCGGCGAAAAACTCGGACTTAAAGGGTTCTTGAAAGCGTGCATTGATTTTACACTTGAAAAAACGAATGGAACGAATCTGTCCGGTGACTCCGCGCAGATCGGCTCGTCCGGTGACTCCGCGCAGATCGGCTCGTCCGGCAACTCCGCGCAGATCGGCTCGTCCGGCAACTGCGCGAAGATCAACAGCACCGGAGAAGACGCTGTGATTATGTGCGCAGGCAGAAGATCAAAAGCAAAAGGCAAAAAGGGGAGCTGGATCACGCTTGCGGAATGGGTGAAAGATGAAGAAAAAGGACGCTATGTGCCGATCTGCGTAAAAACAGAGCGTGTAGACGGCGAAAAAATCAAAGAGGACACTTATTACACGCTGAAAAACGGAGAATTTTCGGAGGTAGAAGAATGAAACATTATGAATATGCAGGAATGGACGTAAGCACAGAAAAAAGTGTAGAGGACGGCGCAAGATGCTACATCGAAGCAGTACGCCGGTATCTGGAATCTGAAAAATTCCCGCAGGTTGAGACAATCGCGGCGATTCTCGGATTGCAGAAAGTAGAAGAAAACAGAAAAGAAGGAGAAAAAGAAAATGAATGAATTAAAGATCGAAATTAGCCAGGAACCGGCTGTGATCCGGTGCAATTTTGAGGATGTGAAAGCTAAGTTGTCCGAAAAGATGGCGGAGTATCAGGGAGCGGTATTCACTGAGGAATCTAAGAGCGTGGCTAAGGCGGAACTGGCGTCTCTCCGGAAGACCAGAGAAGAAGTAGAGAAACGTCGGAAAGAAGTAAAGGCGCAGTGCCTGGTGCCTTACAACGACTTCGAGGAGAAGGTAAAAGAGCTTCTTGAAATCATCGACGAACCGATTTGCCTGATCGATAGTCAGCTGAAAGAGATGGAGGCAGAGCGCATCCGCAAGCGTCATGGGGATGTTGAGAAGCTGTATGCAGAATGCACCGGTGAATGGGCGGAGTACCTGCCACTCAAGGAGATCTATGTGAAAAAGTGGGACAACGCCACCACCAGCCTGAAACAGATCGAAAAAGAGCTTCTGGCGATGGCTGAAAAGGTTGCTTCTGAGATTGGCATTATCCGCAATACGCAGTCGGAGGTTGTGGAAGATGCGTTGCAGGTCTATCAGAAGAGCCGTGACCTTGGTGCCGCCCTTACCCGGATTAATATATACGAGGACAATAAAAAGCGGGCATTGGAGGCGGAACGCATCCGCCGCGAGCAGGAAGAGGAGAAGCGCCGGCAGGCTGAGATTGAGAGAGCACGGGAGGAAGAGCGAAAAAAAATCGAAGAAATCGCCAGAGTAAGAGAAGAGGAACGGAAAAAGGCGGAAGAAGCGCTGAAAGCTGCTACAGTGGCGGCGCAAGAACCGGAAGTACCTTTTACACTCGATGATTCTGAGGACGGCGACGATCTGCCGTTTCCGCAGCCGCAGACGGTTACCATGTGGTACAAGGTTGTTGTTACACCGGAGGAGCTGGAACAGGTGGAAATTGCTTTTAACAGCATCGGAATCTATTTTGAGAGGAGACAGGCATAATGGGAGCTGTGGAGGTTGACAGAAGCAGAGACTACCCGATGATTTACCGCTCGATTGCTGGCGTGATCGCGGATGTCGGAGCGGTCGGGAAAGACAAGGTTAATAAGCAACAGGGCTTTAAATTCCGGAGCGTTGACGACGTTTACAACGCTTTGCATCCTGCTTTGGCAAAAAACAAGGTGGTAATTGTCCCGAATATTCTGGAACGAGATGTGAAAGAACTGCAAACAAGAAACGGTTCAATGATGCATTATGTGACCTGCAAAATCAAATTCACATTTTATGCGGAGGATGGTTCCTCTGTCGAATCGACCATTGTAGGAGAAGCGATGGACACAGGAGATAAGGCAACCAATAAGGCAATGGCAATTGCTTACAAATACGCTTGTTTCCAGGTGTTCTGCATTCCAACGGCGGATATGGTAGACGATCCAGATGCAGAATCTCCAGAAGCACGAAAAACAAATGAACAATCAACTGCGGATGCAGGGAAATCATTAATTAACGAGGAAATGGTACGCAGAATCAACGCTGAATTAAGCCGTACCGGTGTGAGAAAAGAACAGATTTTTGCATTATTTGGAGTCGATGCATTAGAAAAATTGAATATTCTGCAGTACAACAAAGCAATGAAAAAATTACAAAAGACACCGAATGCAGTAGAGATGCCAACGGGTGATGCATAATGCGCGCTCTGGCTGAAATCGTAAAATCCGTGGAAAAAGACGGTGATACGTGGCTTGTAGTGCGGCTGCCGAAAAGCAGGCTGAAAGAAGAAATTGAAAATAAAACCATCACGAACACAGAAATGCGTTTCGACGATGGGCGGCATATCTCCAATCTGCAGCGGAAGAAAGCATACGCAACCATCCGGGATATAGCTATTGAGTTGGGCTATCTCCCGGAGGAGATGAAAGAGATTATGAAATGTAACTACAGGATCGAGACAGGAGAACCGTATTTCTCCCTTTCAGACTGTTCAGTGGGGACGGCACGGGATTTCATCACGTTTCTGATGGATTTCGTGCTGAAAGAGGGAATACAGCTCTCAGACAGCGGAATAGAACGCGCGGATGACGTTGGAAAATACTTATACGCGTGTATCAAGCACAGAAAATGCGCGGTATGCGGGAAAGACGGTGAAATACACCATGTTGATACAATCGGCATGGGAAATGACCGGCGGAGGGTGGATGATTCTGGATACCGGAAAATCTGTCTGTGCAGGACGCACCACACGATCGCACATCAACGAGGAATGCCGAGCTTCGAGAAAATGTATCACGTCTACGGAATCATTGTGGATGATAGCCCGGAAGGGAAATCATAGAGTCCAGCATGGAACTGTCAACAGAGTATCTCAGTATGGTTCAAAATTTTATACGTCACAAAAAGGCGGCTGGCTGGAGCCGCCGGAAAGGGGCAGAAATGCCGATCAACAGCAAACAGAAAGGGAAACGCTTCGAGTTGGAGCTTTCCAGAAAGTTCCGGGAGTATGGCTACACGGAGTCCCGCCGGACCGCGCAATACTGCGGGAACACCGGGGACGCATCCGATGTTGTAGGCCTCCCTGGAATCCACGTGGAAGCGAAACATCAAGAGCGAATGCAGCTCTATGATTGGATGGATCAGGCGAAACACGACGCGAAAGAAAGTGGAAAAGACGTTTTGCCCGCAGTATTTCACAAAAGAAACAATCATAAGATCCTGGTCACGATGGAACTCGACGACTGGATGACAATATTCCGCGAATACGAAGCGGGAATGAGTCTGAAAGAAGGTGCGGACGATGGGCGAGGTTAAGTGGGTTAAGATGTCGATAGACATGTTCGATAATCGAAAGATCAAGTATCTGCGCGGCCTGCCGGAGGGAAACAACATCGTTCTTATCTGGGTCATGCTGCTGACTCTGGCAGGGCGGTGCAATTCCAATGGATATATTTTCCTTACCGAAAACATCCCGTATACTCCGGCGATGCTCGCAAATGAGCTTGGATTCCCAGAAAGTACTATTCTGGTAGCCATGAAAGCGCTGGAAAGTATGGGAATGATAAGCCGAAACGAGGAAAACACGCTTCTGATCCCTGGATGGGAAGAACATCAGAACGTAGCCGCGTTGGAACAGATCCGGGCGAGCAACCGGAAGCGGCAGGCGCGGTACAGGGAACAGGCGAAAATAGAAGCTGTGGAGCAGGAAACACCACCGCCGGTAGAGGAGAAGCAAGAGGAACACGAAGAACCAGAAGAACCGAAGCCGTCGAAAAAGGCGGAGGAAACCAAAGAAGCAAAGATTCTTTTCGAGCGGTTGTGGAGCCTGTATCCGAACAAAAAAGGCAAGGGGCAGGTAAGTGATACAGCAAAGAAAAAACTGCTTAAAATCGGGCATGAAGAGCTTGAGAGAGCAATTCAGAGGTATAAGACGGAACTGGAAAAGGAGGACTGGAGAAAGCCGCAGTACGGCAGTACCTTTTTCAATTCTGGTTACTTGGATTATCTCGACGCGAATTATGAGCCGGGAAAAAGAGAGCCGACGAAGCAGCAGAAAGAAAACAAATTCAATAATTTTAACCAGCGTGACTATGATTTCACGGCGCTTGAGCAGGCATTGACAGGAGGTTAAGCATGGTATCAGTAATCAAAACAGCAATTATCTGCGCAACAGTAGCGTTTTGCTTCTTCCAGATGATGAAACGCTAAGAAAAGGACAGGGGAGGGACCTATGAGCAATAAATTGAAGAAAAAGCCGTCAACGCGGTTAAGCCCTGAGACGATGACAGCCGCAGAGGTAAGCGGGATCACAGGTGTCAAGCTCGAAATCCTGCGGAAATGGGTGGACAGGATGCAGAGAAACCTGTCCGAAGCCTACCAGAAAGAAGCACAGGAAAAGCTGCTGAAAGCAGAGGACTGCATCAGCGCGGCGAACGTCGTGTGCTCGGCACTGGCGATCTATGAGACATGGGGGTACAAAAAGGCGCTTGACCGGTACATGGACAACTACACTGCGGCAGTACGGAAGATGAACAGTGTAGGTCTGGCTAAGATGTACGAGGAGCTGCACGAAAAGACCGGCGCGACGCTGGAATTTGAGGATATGGATCTCGCAAAAGAGTTTGGCTTTGGAGGGGCGGAAGAATGAAAGAAAAGAAATACGATAAAAACAATTTCCCGGATGCTCTTCTGAAAGAATGGGATAAAACGAGAAAACAGATTCTCGGAAAGGCAGGAAAAGAGAATGGAGATCATCGGAATTGTTCTGTTCTGCGCGGTGATTCTCGCGTCAGCAAAACTAATGCTTGACCCGCCGGATCGGAAAAAAGATCCGAAAGAGGATGAGGAGCAAATTGAATTTCTGAACAAGTGGAACAAGAAACATAAAAAATAAAAAACACAAAGAAAGGAGCCAGCCTCCGGCCGGGGCAAGGGTATACCGGGCTTCTGAATGAAATGGGAGAATTAAGCACAGAAGAATGGAAAAAACAGAAAAAGGTACAGAGAGCAATCTTCACGGCAAAGCAGAATCTGCCGTATGAAGTGAAACTTCGTCGCCAAGCCAGAAGAGCATGGGAGTTCTGGGCAGAGATGGAAAGTCAGGATAAGAACTGTCATGTGATCGTAGGTGGATTGGACAGTATTACGCTGTATATCTGGTTGCACAGCCTCGGCATTCACGTTACAGGAATTACAGTGTCTGGCATTGAGGATCAGAGCATCCAAAAGGTACATAGAGCGCTGGGACTTGAGATTGTAAAATCGTATAAGAGCAAGGTCACGATCTTGAATGAGATTGGATTTCCGGTTATTAGCAAGAAGATCGCCGGGCGGATCAATACGCTACAGAACCCGACAGAAAACAATAAAACGGTGCGGCATGCGATTATCACCGGCGAATGCGGTGCTCAGGGGCATTATGCCAAAAACAGCCGCATGCAGTTGCCGCAGAAATGGCTGAGATTGTTTGGTGGTTATGAAAACGAGAACGAGGGTGTCAACTATGGCAAGCCTGAGCCGGACATTAAAATTTCGAACGAGTGTTGTTACTGGCTAAAAGAGAAACCTTGCGACGACTGGGCGAAGAACCATAACAGCAGTCCTTACCTTGGAATCATGGCAAGCGAAGGGGGACAGCGTGAAGAGGCGCTGATCGATCATGGTTGCAATTACTACGGAAAGACCGTGACGCGATCTGCTCCCTTTGCAATCTTTATGCGGCAGGATATCCTGCAGTTGGCTCTGGATATGGACCGCTGGTACCATGATCATCTGGCGCTGTTCGAGAAGCTGTATCATGCGCAGCCATACGGCCGGAATAAGGACGGAAGTCCGAAAGAATATGTTCCGCTGGAATCCATCGTACCGGAAATCTATGGAACGATAGCGAAGCGGCAGAATGGAGAACTATACACAACAGGAGCACAGAGAACCGGCTGTAGCATGTGCGGTTTTGGAATTCATCTGGAGCAGCGGCCGCATCGGTTTGACAAGCTCCGGGAGCGCAACCCGAAAGAATGGGAATTCTGGATGTATCGCTGTTGCACAGATCCAAACACTGGCGAAAAATATGGCTGGGGAAGGGTGCTGGACTATATCGGCGTGGAGTGGGAGGACATTCCGACGGTGCAGATGAGTTTGGAGGATTTTCTGAAATGAAAGAGTTGATTATAGATTGCTTTGCTGGCGGAGGCGGTGCATCCGTTGGCATTGAGATGGCACTGGGGAGACCGGTAGCGAAACAGGTGGCGCGGATCGGGAACAGCGTGGTGCCGATCATGGCGCAAAAGCTGGTAGAAGCAAACTGCCCATACCTAAAAGTAGGGGAGCGGGTGCCGAATCTGAATATCGATGACAGCCAGGGACAGTTGAGGTTTGCGTGAGGAAAAAGGAGGAAGAATGATAATTAAGAGTCAAAACAAAGATCTTGTGGTAGATACATACGGAAATGATTTCCGTATGTTCTGCGGATCGGATGGCCGGTACGCTATTGAGACAAGAGCGGGCGTATTGGGAGTCTATAAAACCAAAAAAAAAGAAGAAAAGGTCCTTGATGAAATCGCTGAGCAGATTGGATGTTGTAAAGCGGATGAGATCATCTGGGGCGATGGATTGGCGACCTCCGTGAAACGGTATATCAAGCTCTTGCAGAGGAATACGTATATCAAATGCCAGAAGAAGAGGAGGAAGATGATGCTGATTAGAAGACAGGACAAGAAAGCAATCTTCAATATTGATACTTGCAGAGTGCTTTATGTGGCTGAGACGGTTGGAGGTTGTTTTAAAATCTGCGCAGACCAATTCGAACAGCTTGGAACTTACAAAACAGAAGAAAGAGCAATGGAAGTTTTGGACATGATCGCAACGCAGAGTGCGTTATGCAACGCAGGAGTTGCTGTGTATTTAGTGGATGAAATCGAAAAAGCTTGGTATATGGATATGCCGGAGGAGTGAAGACAGAATGACGAAAGAAGAGCTTGTGATAGGGAACAGGTATAAGATCCGCCGCCCGTCAATCGCGGATGGCAACGTAAATTCGTATCAGTGGAGCGATGCAACTTTGGTTGATATCTCGACACATATTGCGGTGTTCAGTGTGGGAGAGTATTGCGTCACCTACAAATTCTGCCAGTTAAGAGATGAAGTAAAAGAAGCGTAACGCAGAAAGGAGCTGCACCATGAGTATTCGGAGCACATTTTTGAAAGATTACGGGATTTCGAAAGAACTTGGGGATAAGATCGTATCATATTGCAGAAACGCGCACGACTACGACCAGAATCTTATCTTGCAGGCCGCACAGAAGACTTGCCCAGAGATATCGAGCGCCCTGTTCGCGAATCTGACGCTTGGAATTGGGTATGACCGAATCAGCCAGGTGCAGTACATCCCAATGCAGCGGAAAGATTTCCAGGGATACAGGCGGAAGACAATCGAGGAGCTGTATAGATTGCTGCTTCTGCATGGGAAGGAGTTAGAATGATAATCGGAGGGAAAGAAGTAAGCGAAATTTTGGTGCGTACGAAAGAAAATGAGTTGATTGTAAGTATCACAGATAAAAACGTTATCGTAAAAAACGGTTATGATGTGGATCTTTGGCCATCAGAGGAGAAAAAATCCGAAGAAACGGAAAAATAATCTGATGTTAAGCACAAAAAGGGTACAATGAAAAGCTCCCATACCAGTACACTAAGAATAGAAGTGTATTAGTATGGGGGTGATTTTTATGCCTACAAACAAGACTTATGACAATCTCGAGAAAATGATCTTCTCCGGCGTGGGAGAGTACGGAATCCCCGAAATTATGCCGGAAGAATACAAGCCGTGTGAGTGGATCGGATTCAACTACGCGGCCAACACAACGAAAAGAGCCGGGAAAGGCGTTCATTTCTTCCTGGATGACTACCAGTTCGAACGTATATGGAACAACCCGGACAGGTATATTGAGGTACTGAGAGACTATGACTACGTGCTTTCACCGGATTTCAGCATGTACACGGACTTTCCGAAAGCCATGCAGATTTACAACCATTACAGAAAACACTGGTGCGCGGCATATATGCAGATGAATGGACTGCGTGTAATACCTACGATCGCATGGAGCGATGAAAGCTCGTTCGAGTGGTGCTTTGATGGCGAGCCGGTGGGAAGCGTGGTGGCAGTATCCAGTGTGGGAACGCAGAACAGCAAGGCGAAAAAGGCGGCATTCCTGCGGGGATATGAAGAAATGATGAAACGATTATCACCGGAGCGCGTGATCTTCTTCGGGAAAGTTCCGGAAGAACTGGAAGGGGACGTGGAAAAGGTCGCGGCATTTCAGGAGAGATACAAGAAGGAGGGAACCTAGATGGGGGGGGGGCGCGGAAGTAGCAGCAACTTACAAAACAGAAGCACCAAGCAATCATTAGAGGAGTTTCTGGGGAAAAGAGGACTTTCCTCTCCTATAAGTGATTACATGGTAGATAAGATGCGTATTCCTCATGGAATGACGCAGCGACAGCAGAAAAAATTAGAAAAAGATGCTGCAAAAGCAAGAGAAGAGTACGCCGCAAAGCGAGAATCAGCAATTAAGGAATACAATCAAAAAGTTGCATCTGGGCAAATTACACAACCAGGTAAGTATGATAAGTTACTGAAAACCGCGAAAGGTCATTCGGATAACGAATCCGTGCAGGCAGCCAGAAGAACGCTTACAAAACGCGGCATAGACTGGAAAACAGGAAAGAAATTGAAGAGGTAAACGATATGGGCGGACGAGGGGGGGCAAGTGGAATAGGCAGGAAAAGCCAATCCACGTTGGACCCGAAAGCAAAAGAGCAGACGATTACGACCTATTACCGCAGAAATTCAATCTACGGAGCACATTATGGAGATGACGTCTTTGAAGCTGTGGAGAGAAAGAACGAAAAAGGTGGAATTGAGATTGTAAAAGCATATGGAACGTTTGATAATAGTAACCCGAAAGCAAACACCAAGGACGTAACGTATAAAATTAAGCACGGTATTGTGAGCTGGCATGATTCTCGAGGAGTTGAGAGTTATGGAATCAATTGGGATAAGGTAAGTAGCGTATCCGGGCAAACCTACAACTTACGCGGAACACTGAAAGAAAAAGGCTTTCGGTGGGACGGTAAAACAAAGAGTTGGGTAAAGAAAAACTGATCGGTAGGACGGGGAGGACATTATGGCAAACCTAAACGCGATCATTAAAAAATTGCAACGTGCGCTAGTGAAGAACGGGCAAATCGTGAAGATAGGGACAACACAGTTCTATTCAAAGGAGCAAGAGAGGATGATAACCATGTATATACTGTCAACCCCTGTTGATTTTCTCGGAAAAGCTGGTGTATGGAAACAAATGGACTATCAGATCATCAGAACAGCATCACAGCTCGATTTGCTGAACTGTCTGGTAGATATGTGGAGGTCACTGCAAGAATGGCAATAGACAGAGGTGATTAGATGAGCGTAACAAAAAAACAAAAAGATTTCTGCCATGAGCTGATGGAATGCGGGAATAAGGCGGAAGCGGCAAGAAAAGCGGGGTATTCTGAGAAGACAGCACCGCAAATGGCAAGCGAGAACTTAAAAAAGCCGAATGTTAGAGAGTATTTACGCCATCTGGAAGAGCAAGTAGAGAGCGAAAAGGTCGCAACTATCAAGGAAATACAGGAATTTTATACTTCGGTTATGCGAGGTGAAATAAAGGATCAGTTTGGGCTTGAAGTGTCTATTGATACCAGAATGGCGGCAGGCCGGGAGCTTATGAAGCGAATTGAGCTGACTGAGAAAACGAAAGCAGGCGGCGAGGGCATTACGATCATCAACAATATTCCACGACCGGAGGGAAAGAATGGAAAGCAGCGTAAACGCAGTAAATCTAACTGACATCATCGCGCCTGCTTTCTATGCTGTTCATTGGGATATTCTTGACGGCAACCACACTTATTATGACCTGTACGGAGGACGCGGATCCACAAAGTCATCATTTGTAGGTATTGAAATTCCGCTCGGGATGATGATGGACGCGGAAAAAGGAGAGCATACAAATGCTGTGATATTCCGAAAAGTTGGGAATACCCTGCGAGAATCGGTGTTTGAGCAGATCGCATGGGGGATTGATGCACTTGGTGTGAATGATCTTTGGTCGGCGAGTGTAAGCCCGATGCAGTACACTTATAAGCCGACTGGACAAAAGATCATCTTTCGCGGACTGGATAAGGCAAAGAAAACGAAATCAATCAAGGCAAGCCGCGGATGGTTTAAATATCTGTGGTTTGAGGAACTTGACGAGTTCGCTGGAATCGAAGAAATCCGAACCGTACAGCAGTCCGTACTGCGTGGTGGCGATAAGTTCGTTGTATTCAAAACATTCAATCCGCCGATCAGCCGGAGCAACTGGGCGAACGTATACGTTGAAGAACCACGAGACGACAGTTACAGGCACAAGAGCGATTACACAAGCGTTCCTGTTGAATGGTTGGGGCAACAGTTCATTGACGATGCAGAACACCTCAAAAAGACCAACGAACGCGCGTATAAGCATGAGTATCTCGGTATTCCGGTTGGACTTGGAACGAATGTATTTGAGCTTCTTGAAATCAGAACCATTACGGATGAGGAAATACAGAAATTCCAGTCTATCTACCAGGGACAAGACTGGGGTTGGTATCCGGATCCGAAAGCATTTATTCGGGCGGCTTATATGCCTAATCAAGAAAAAGTGTATCTGCTTGACGAACTGGGCGGATGTAAGATCAGAAATACCGCCATGGCGAAGCAGATCAAAGATAAGAGCTATGATGATTATTCTATATACTGTGGTGTAGACGAAGAGGAAAGCATAGTAGACTTCCGAGATGCAGGACTTCCGGCTAGAAGAGCGCTTGTTACTCCGGGCAGCCGAAAATATACTTTCGAATGGCTCCAGTGCAGAACGATTGTTATTGATCCGGCACGGACACCACGAGCATACAAAGAAATCATCAAGTACGAACATGAAATTGATGCAAACGGAGAAGTGATAGCAGATTATCCAGACGGTGACGATCACTGGATAGATTCTCTCAGGTATGCTACATCTCCAATATCAATGCGCAGGGGGTATAGTGCATAATGTGCGAATTTTGCGATGAGCTGAAGAACTGGAAAACATTAGAAAGATTCGATCAGCGTGCACGGTACATCTATCAGTGCAAGCTGATCCGTAAGACGATGGTTGAGACACGAGCGGCCGGAAGCATCGATGGAACGCCGCATAATGTCAATTACTGCCCGATGTGCGGCAGAAAAGTGACAGAGGGCTAGGAATGGGACTGATAACAACTATTAAGAGGTGGCTAAGCATGTTTTTTCGAAGCGAAGCGGAGCAGACGTTTAACGTTGATACGATCGAATCCCCGGTAATGGATACGGTCATTAAAAAATGCGCGGCTGTTTATTCCGGAGAACCGCCGTGGAAAGATGTAAAAAACGGCATCCGAACAATCAATTTTGCAAAATCGTTAAGCTCCGAAACAGCGCGGCTTGCGACATTAGCAATCAAAATCACAATCGAGGGATCAGAACGGGCGGAATGGCTGCAGCAACAGACGGATGCAGTGTTTTTTAGTATCCGCAAATGGGTGGAATATGGCTGTGCGTATGGCACGGTAGTCATCAAGCCGAACGGGAAGACGTTGGATGTATTCACACCTGATGAAGTGCTTATAACCGATTATGACAACCAGAATATCACCGGAATGATATTCAAAGATACGTACACGCAAGGAAAATGGTACTACACGCGGCTGGAGTATCACCGATTTGCAGAAGAAAAGCAGGGCGAGGAAACAGTACGCCCTTACTATATTTCCAACCGGGCGTATCGGTCGAAATCTCCCGATTCAATCGGCGATCCGGTGGCGCTGAAAGATACGAAATGGTCTGAGCTTATGGCAGACTCCCCGCCGATCTTGAAAACGAACGGAGAAAGCCTGGACGGTCCGATGTTCGGCGTGTTCGTGACACCGCAGGCGAATAACGTAGATAAGTCTACGCCACTCGGCCTGCCGGTATATGCCGAAGCTCTGGAAGAACTGAAAGACCTTGATGTCGCGTACTCGCGCATGACCGGAGAAATCAATGACAGTGAACGAATCGTTCTAGCAGATGATCGGTTATTGTCTCCGGCTGGCACGCCGGTTAATAAGGTGAACCCGGGAGCTGCCGCAACAAAGAACTTGCCGAAGTACGTTCGAAACGTCTACGGCGATGGGCCGGATTCTTTCTACCAGGAAATCAACCCGACACTCAACACAGAAGTGAGGGTTAAGGGAATCAATGCGTTATTGTCGCAGATCGGCTATAAGGCTGGATTCTCCAACGGCTATTTCGTGTTCGACCAAAAAACCGGTATGGTAACAGCAACTCAGGTTGAATCCGATGACCGGCGGACGATCCAATACATCAAGGATGTTCGGGATCAGCTCGAGAAGTGCATGGATGCCGTCTATTACGCGCTGAGCGTCTATGCGGATCTGTACGGCGAGAGTCCGGCGGGAGAGTACGAAGTAACGTATGATTTCGGCGATATTACGTACAACCGCGAGGAGGACCGCGCACGCTGGTGGAATTACGTTAATGCCGGAAAAGTACCGGCGTGGATGTATTTCGTCAAGTTCGAGGGATTCTCGGAGGAAGACGCAAAGGCAATGGTCGAAGAAGCCACTCCGAAAGAGGATGAGCTTTTTGACAGCAAATATAAGGAGGAATGATAACATGGATATGAGTGGAGTAGCAACAGTAGTATGCATCACAGTAGTCTGCTATCTGGTAGGCATGGTGATGAAAGCAACGGATATTAGCAACAAGTGGATTCCGTGCGCAGTAGGATTGGCGGGAGCGGTGCTTGGCGTTGTTGGTATGTACACAATCCCGGACTTTCCGGCGCATGACGTGCTTAATGCGGTAGCCGTCGGCATTGTCAGCGGATTAGCAAGCACCGGAGCAAACCAGATCATCAAACAGGCACAGAAAGAGGAATAAGACATGCTTACCCCGGAGTATCTGCAGCACGCGGCAGAGGGCGCAGAAGCCATCACAGAGGATTTACACAACCGGATCATGCGGAAGATCGTCAAGGCGATTTTAACACGCATGGAACGCGGCGAAAACTACATGCTGACGGCGGCGGACAAGTGGAGAATCGAAGCACTGCAGGAAGCTGGCTATCTGCTGGAAGATATCCAGAAAGAGATAGCAAAGGCGACCAATCAGCAGCTATCAGAGATCAAATCAGCCTGCGTTGACGCGGGAATACAGACGCTCAAGTGGGACGACGCGGTATATAAGGCGGCTGGGCTGGTACCTACGCCGCTTCTTCTTTCCCCCACACTGATGCGCGTACTGGAAAGAGACTATAAGGCGACCGCGGGCACATGGCGGAACTTCACCCGGACGACCGCAGAAGAAGCGCAGAGACTTTTTATCAACGAGCTTGACAGCGCCTATCACAGGGTTCTGAGCGGCGGAGAGTCTTACGGCGCTGTGGTGGCTGATCTGATCGAGAAAGTGTCCGAGGAGGGGCTGACAGTCAAGTACCCGACAGGATACCGGCAGAGCCTTGAATCTGCGACCATGACCATCGTACGCACCGGTATAGCGCAGGCGGCGTGCGATGTATCAGAAGCGCGGATGGAGGAGATGGACTGGGATATTATTCTTGTTTCTGCTCATGTAGGCGCACGAACGGGAGACGGCGGGCAGAACCCGGGAAATCATCTTTGGTGGCAAGGACGATTCTATTCCCGAACCGGAAAAAACAAGAAATACCCGAATTTCTACGAGGTGACCGGATACGGCACCGGCGAGGGGCTGGGTGGCTGGAATTGCCGTCATAGCTTCGGATCGGGAGACGGAAAGAACAACCCATTTGACGCTAAGAACATCTCATACGCAGATAATCGTAAGGTTGAAGAAGCACAGAAGCGGCAACGATTGTTGGAGCGCAGAATACGAAACAGCAAAAGGCAAATTCAAACATTGCAATTTGCTATAGAAAACGCAAGCGACGATGAGACGAAAAGCAAATTGCAATGTAGAACAGAGCAAAAAGCTAATTTGCTTAGTAAGCAAAATAAAGCATATCGCAAGTTTTGCGAAGACAACAACCTGCGCCCTTATGATGAGCGATTGAAAATAGCCCATTGGGACCGAAAACAGGCAGCAAGAGCCGCAGCGGATGCACGGCGATATCAAAAACGCAAAAAGGAAAAAGCAGATGATTGAGACGATTAATCAAATCATGATTCTCTGCGGCTGGATAACTACAGTAGGTGGCGCGATTGTGGTTCTGACCGGAGCATGGAAGAAATTCAAAAAGCCAGAGAGGGATCTGGAAAAGAGGATGCAGACGATGGAGGAGGATATCAAGGATATCAAGTCAAAACTTGAGAAAGATTATACCTCTATCCGCACCCAACGAGATGATATGAATCTGATAATGAGGAGCATGTTCAATCTGATCGAAAATAAGATTACAGGGAACAACATCGAGGGCTTAAAAAAAACGAGGGAAGAACTTGTAAATGCGATGACCGACAAGAAAAATTAAGAGGGCTTATCTTGAAAGTGTATGAATTCACAGTACCGGAGCTGGAATATTTTCGCACGTATTGTAATTTTACGCGTGACGAACGTACACTTTTTGATTATCGGAGTAGGAATATTCCGCTTGAAAAGTGTGCGGAACTAATGAACATTTCTGTTTCTACGGCAAAACGGATCAGTAGAAACGTAAATACAAAAATCGTAAAAGTATGTTAAATTTATCAAAGAAAGAGGGTAAAAAGCATGAAATTATTTATTTCACAGCCTATGAAAGGTAAAACAGATGAAGAAATTTTGGCAGAGCGGGAAAATGCTATTTCAAAATTTAAAAATGTGGAAGTGATTGACTCGTTTTTTAAGGGTGCACCGCACGATGCAACCCCATTGTGGTATTTGGGGGAAAGCTTAAAATTATTAGGGAAAGCTGATGTGGTTTATTTTTGCAAAGATTGGGAGAAATACAATGGTTGCACAATTGAACATGAATGTGCGATGCGTTATGGCAAAAGAATTGTCTACGCTAACTAATAAATCTTTTTTGAGCCTTTTATGGGACTTTGACGAACTGTCAGAGTCCTTTTTTTACGCCTAAAATAAAGGTAGAAAGAGAACGGAGGAATGAATATGTATCCGTATATTGACCCGCAAGCATTTGCGAACGAACAGGCAATGTTGCAGCAGAGAATTAATCAGTTGGAACAGGCGAGAAACCAGCAGATGAGCATGTATGCACCACAAAGTCAGCAACAGCAGCAGGCGCAGACCAGCAACGTAAATTGGATACAGGTTGCAGGTATCGAGGGCGCAAGAAATCAGATTGTCCAGCCTGGACACACTGCCTGGATGATGGACAACAACAGCCCTGTGTTCTACGTTAAGTCTGTGGACGGAATGGGAAGCGCGACTTTCAAGGTATTTCAGTTCGCCGAGATCTCGCCAGAAGCCCTAAACCCGGCACAGAGCCAGCCGAAAGAAGAAAGACAAGAATATGTTACGCGGCAGGAATTTGACGCTCTGCTGACGCGATTAGGCGAAAAGCCGGAGAATAAGGAGGAACCCGTATGAATCCATTAATGAGCATGATAGGCAATATGGGCGGCGGTAACAACCCGATGGGCGCGATGATGCAGGCTATGCAGATGGTCAATAAGCTCAAACAGGCGGGCAACCCGCAGGCCGCAGTAGAACAGATGGCGCAGACTAACCCGAACGTCAAGAAAGCTATGGATATGTGCAAAGGTAAGAACCCAAAGCAGGTATTCGAGGACATGTGCAGACAGAACGGGATGGACCCGGGGCAGTTCTCTGGGCTGATGAAATAAGATATTAGGGCGGTGCACAGCCTTAATAAATAGAAGGATAAGGAGAAAGAACCATGACAGATGGAACAATGGGACTTAGCGCGGCTGATGTAGCAGCCGTAACGAGAAACAATGACGATGACTGGGGCGGTGGCTGCTGGTGGATCTGGATTATTCTGCTGGCATTTCTGTTCCCGATGATGGGCGGATGGAACCGTGGCGGCGTTGAGACTGGCGTGCAGGACAATTTCATTTCTGATGAATTTGTCAAACGTGACATTTTCAATACCAATCAGAACGTTTCCAACACAGCTTGCCAGACGCAGAGAGACGTACTGGAAAACCGGTATACCAATCAGCTCGGCTTACAGCAGGTGCAGGCGGCACAGCAGAATTGTTGCTGTGAAACACAGAAAGAGATCCTGCAGAGCCGATATGATGCGGCACTCATGGCACAGAATATGCAGGCTCAGATGGCACAGTGTTGCTGTGACATCAAAGAGAGCATTCTGGCCGACGGAAACGCAACCAGACAGATGATGCAGGAAAACACCATCCAGGCACTCAGGGATAAGCTGTCAGACCGTGACCGCGATCTGCAGAACGCGTACAATCAGATTTCACAGGTTTCGCAGACCCGTACAATCATTGATGCGGTACGCCCGACACCTACACCGGCTTATCTTACATGCTCCCCGTATTTTGCGTACAACATGACAGGATACGGCGGATGCTGCGGAAATGGCGGTAACGTGCTGTGATGAACACAAGCGAGCTGTCCGCACTCGATCTTCTGAACCTGTTCGGTGTATTCCTGCAGGCGATGAATTATCAGAGCGACCTGTCACAGGCAAGCAATGCGGATATCGCAAAACACCTACAGGAACAGGACAGAAAGTACCTTGACCGGATCATCGAAAACCAAAATAAAATAATCAGCATGTTGGAAGATTCCAAATCTACGAAATAGTAGTTGTGCAAAATTGCAGGGGTAGGCGTGGAGCTTACCCCTGTTTTGTTAAAAGAAGGAGAAAAATTATGTTAAATGTAATTGCCAAAGCAGAACAGACAGTAGCAGCAGGACAGAATATTGTATTCACAAATACCCGCGTAAAATCCCGTCGTTGTGGATGCTCCAGCGGATGGCTGAACCACATCGAGGGAAGCGGAATTTTCACAATCACGAACCGGACGAACCTTCCTATCGCGGTAGAATTACAGTTCAACGGAAACGTAACAGCGGCGGCAGCGGGCGCGACCGTGCTTACGCTGAAATTGAACGGAGAAGCGGTTGGAGGAACAGAGATGGATTATACCGTAGTTACTGCGAACACTTATCAGAATGTGAGCGCGGACACGCTAATCCCTGTACCGGCAGGAACAAGCCTTACTGTATCAGTCGGAAATATTTCTACAACCGAAGTCCTGGTAAAAGACGCGAACCTCATCATCAAAAAAGTTGCGTAGGGGGTGACGAATCATGATTACTTTCCGAAGCAAAACAGACGTAACAGATGCGGATGCTATTTTTTCGGAAATCAACAGCCGCTTCGTGGCAGCTATCATGATGCACGGCCAGATGGCAGATTATTTCGATTTTCTCGGGCTGAAAGGTTACAAACGGATACATGAGTACCAGCACATCGCAGAAAGCCTTGAGCGCCGTAAAGTGTGCCGATATTATATCGAACGGCACGGGAAAATTATTCCAGATGCGTTTTCTGGCGAGGTTAAAATGATTCCGGACGATGGTATGCCGCAAAAAGTATTTCCGTCGGAAAAGGCACTAAGCAGAAAGCCGTAGAGGATGGATTTTCCGCCTATCGTGAATGGGAAGAGGAGACAAAAGCGGTATATCAGAGCTATGCCGCAACGCTACTTGAAAAAGGAAATGTGGAAGATTTCATGCTTGTAACTTCGCTGATAGATGATGTGGGCGATGAACTGAAAGAGGTTGACAAAATTATTCTTGATCTGATCTCGACCGGCTATGATATGGTCCATATCACTGATTCGCAGAAAGAATTGAACGAAAAATACAAAAAACGCATGAAAGGAATCGAGGTTGAATGATGGGAAACGTGAAAGAAGTGCTGGAAGATCAGCTTGAAAGAGAAAAAAAGTCTGCGATGCAGAAGCTTACAACAGATAACCTTGACGCAATGTTCAAAATCACAACCACACTGTGCAATATTCGGAAAATGGAGTGTGAGAGCATTCCATCTGTCATGATGGATGCATCAGAGACACTGATTAAGAAGTACAGCAACGGAAAATATGATAAGAATATTGATGCATTGTATGACGAATACATTGCGGCAAAAATGGCGTACCAGGAACACGGAGACGCGGCGCACAAAGATAAGCTTATGGATTCCGTCGGCCGCCTGATGGTTGAGGTGTTCGATATGTTGCAAGCGATGATTCTTGATGCGGATTTCCGCGACGAAAGACAGGCTATCATGCAGCAGATTCGAAAACTTGCTGATTCATGACAACAAGATGGGTACAACGAAAAATATCATATGTAGTACGATAGGAGCGTGAAAAGAAGTTGGGATGGGCTTGTAAGTCATTTTGATGTTCAATTCACCTCCTTTCGACGTTCTAGGGGATCCTGTTAAGAGCCTGCACAAGGCTCGGAACGTGTCTGAAATATGCCGCGTTTTCCGTTCCTCAAGCCTTTCTGAAAACGCGGCGTGTTTCTTATTGCTATGAATTACACAATTGGGAAACAGTAATGGAAAGCTGGCATCATCCCCCTTGATTCTGCCATAAGATGCTGGATCTTTGGACTGCTTGATAGGTTCGAATCCTATTTTCCCATTACCCCGGCAGAGGTTGATCTGCCTAAATCCATTACTGCCGACGGGCAGTTAAAAACAACGTTTAGGAGGATAGAAAATGCAGAATTACGAAGCAATTCTTTCAGAACTCGAAATCGAGATTCCGGAAGACAAAAAAGCAGATCTGAAAAAGAAGATGGAAGAAAACTATCGGACCAAATCAGATTATGACAAGGTAGTTACAAAGCGTGATGAGTACAAGAACTCGCTGGACGATGTGCAGAAAGAGCTGGAGGGATTCAAAGACGTGAACGTCGAAGAATTACAGACGAAAGTTACAACCCTCACCACACAGCTCAACGAAGAGAAAGCTGGACGGGCAGCAGATGCCAGAAAGGCAGAAGTCGAAAAACAGGTAAATGATTTCTTGACGGCTACAGACGAAAAGGGAGCGAAGAAATACGAGTTTTTGAACGATATTACTGCCGACTACTACCGCGCAGAGCTTACAAAAGCGCTGGATGCTGATTCTGCAAAAGGAAAGTCTATTTCGGATATCTTCACAGAGATGATTACCGACAAGGACGGAAAACAGAAAGCAGGGATTTTCGCGGATGCCGGAGCCAAAAAGGCAAAGAGCAATGCAGCAAAGTTCACACAGCCTACAACCGGCGGCAATGGCGGCGAGATTACGAAAGAAACTTTCCGCAAAATGAATCTTGATGAAAGACTCAAATTAAGAGAAGAAGATCCCGAGCTGTACGAAGCACTCTCGAAATAACACCGTTATCACGCGATAACGCTTGACCGCAAAAAGTTACGCGGTAGAAAGGAAACACAATGCCAAGAACTGGTACTTTTGGCGGCTTTTCGTTTGATCCGGAGGTGTTCTCCGACTACATGAGCGAGCAGCCGACCTGGAATGACCGAATCTTAGCGTCTGGAATCCTTGTACAGGATCAGACGATCATGGATCTGATCGGAACAAAAGGAAACGTTGCAACACTTCCGTTCTATATTCCGATTGATGAAGATGAATCTCACGCGCTCAACAATGATGGTGAAACCGACAACACCCCGACAGAGATCAGCGGAAAGAAACAGACTTGTATGCTGACCCAGCGTATGAAAGCATGGAAAGCCCAGGATTTCACAAAGGAGCTGACCGGCGCTGACCCGATGACGCATGTTGCGAATTCCGTTGCTGGATTCTATCGACAGGTAAGAACCCGTGATCTCATGTCTATTGTTGATGCGGTTCTTTCACTGGACGGGATGAAAGACCATGTTACTGATCTTTCGGCGACGGCATCTTCTGGGGTTACAACCGTAACCGATGCAAACAAAATCAATGATACAACACTGATTTTCGCGCAGCAGAAAGCAGTTGGAGACGCAGACGAGAATATGGGTCTGCTGGTCCTTAACTCTTACATCTATGCTCGATACAAGGCTATGGGGCTGGTTGATTACAACAAGTACACAATCACAAATGCTATCGAACGAGATGTTGAGCTTCCGACGATCGGCGGATTCATTCCGGTTGTATCTGATCGCTTCACTGTAGACACATCTACAGATGTTCCGATCTATAAGAGCTATATGATCGGATCTGGAACGGTGCTCACTTGTGATAAGACTAACTACGAGAACCCGTACTATGCAGACTACGATCCGGAAACCAAAGCCGGTATTCGCAAGCTCTACACAAAACAGGGCTACGTACTGCATCCGAACGGATTCTCAATCAATGCAAATAAAATCGCAAAAGAATCCCCGACCACTGCGGAACTCGGAGCAAAAGCGAACTGGTCACTTGCATTCAATCACAAAAACATCCGTATGGGACTGATTAAGTCCAACGGTTGACGGAGGTATCTGGCATGGCATATGCAGACTATGAATTTTATATAACTTCATATTTTGGCGATACCGTGCCAGAATCCGACTTTCCGCGGTACGCCGAGCGGGCAAGTGATCGAATTGATATTCTGACATTCGACCGGCTTGCAGACGGGCTGCCGGAAAACGAACGGGCGCAGAAAAAGATCAAGAAAACGGTCTGTACACTGGCGGATGCGTTTTTTCAGATCGACACCGTAAAAAATGCCGCGATGGAAACAGTAGGAACCGTAAAGAGAGAAGATGGAACGGTCATCAATAAGGCCGTTTCTTCGATTTCTTCCGGCAGTGAAAGCATCTCCTACGTGACCGGAACCAGCGGTACAAATTCCAGCGTCTACGGACAAGCGGCGATGGACAAAAAGGTAGAAAACGTGCTCGTGACACAGATTATTCTCGAAAATCTACAGGGCGTTATGACGGATGACGGCGTTCCGGTCCTGTATGCAGGAATGAGGTTGTGAGATGGGTGGAAGAGGTAGCAACAGTGGAATGATGAAAACTGTAAACGGTAAGACGGTAAAACGCTTCAATACCCCCCTAAAGGCTGGAAACCCGTAGAAAATGCTCTTACGAATCCCAAAGGCTATACGTGTACTCGAATGGAAAATCACGTTTTAGCGGTCAATATGAAACGGCGCTTGTAAAGAATAAGAAGTAGGTGAAACCATGTATGATGAAACCATAACTCTTTTCAATCGGTACGAAGATCAAACCGGGAATGTATTCTGGTATCCGACCGTGCTGCAGCATGTGGATCTTATCACGGATAAGGTCGCAAATATTGTCCGAACCGGCATTGACAGTGCCGATACGGCCAGCCTTCACGTGGCGTACACGCCATATAACGGCACAATTATGGTGCAGGGAAAGAAGTGGTTATCACCGAAAGCCTGGAAAGCTCAGACGAATGAAGAACTCCCGGGAACAATCACTTTTGCTAACGAAGATTTTTTCGTGCTCGGCGATTACTGCGTCAAGAAAGAACAGGCTTATCTTATCGACAATAACGGAGCATACGTGCAGGATCACGAGAAAAGGCCGATTTCCACAATTGTTGAACGGCAGATGTACGGCGTGGTGAAAGACGCGGAATACACAAGCAGAGTAGACCGCGGCTTCTATGACTACATGAACAAAAAATACGATAATGTGTTTTCCATCAGCAATGTAGGCGGTCCGTACAGGCTTATTCCTCATTTTGAAATAGGGGGAAAATAATGAGCAATACGAAACATTTCCCCAGTTTTTCGGTCGTGAATGGACATGTTAAGGTACAGGTAGACCTTACGAGGTTTGACAAGCAGTTCCAGGAAGCGCAGTTCTGGCTTGATGGACAGGTTATGAATGATATGATCCCGTACATGCCTTTTCGTGACGGAATCATGGTGGATGCAACCAGAGTGCGCAGTGCATCCATGCAGGGCACTGGAAAGGTGTGCGCAGGCGCTCCACCGTATGGACGGTTCCTGTACGAGGGAAAACTTATGGTTGATCCAGAGACGCGTTCAGCGTGGGCGAGACCTGGCGCAAAAAAAGTTGTTACTGATACACCACTGAAATTCGATAGAACCGCGCATCCGTCTGCAACGGATCACTGGTTTGACGCGGCAAAGGCGGCACACGGCAAGCAATGGGTGAAAGGAGTGAAGAAACGTGCCGGAGGAGGTTAAAAAGCTCGTTACGTACGATGTTGACGGTTATGACATCGTAACAAAAGCACTTGAAACTGTTCTGAACATTTTCCCCGGACTTCAGCCGAACGAAAAGATCAAGTTTTCGTCGCTCAAAGAGGATGAAGGGATTGCATTCTATCCAGTTAGCGGGGCGGTTGTCGCATCGGAAAAAAAATCGGTCACTGGGATGGTAGATCAGCTCTGTAATTACCCGTTTTTTGTGGTGTACCGTTCCGCACCTACAACGCCGGGAGTCAAGACGGAAATCAAGGAATTTTTGGACACTCTCGGGAAGTGGTTGGAAAAACAGCCCGTACAGGTGGATGGAAAAGAATATCATCTTGATTCTTACCCGACACTTACAGAAGGAAGAGCTATTGAATCTATAACCCGCCTTACGCCATCTTATCTTGATACGGTGGCAGAGAACAAAGTGGAAGACTGGGTTATCAGTATGTCCTTAAAATATCGAAAGAAATTCAAAAAATAATCATACCGGCACCGATTCGGCAGCCGCTGACCGCGAAAAGTTACGCGGTAGAAAGGAAAAAACATGTCTAAACTTGAGCGTGAAGCAATGGCCACTTACCTTGATTCGACTTTCAAGAGAGTCGTGGCATCCGCAAGCTGGGTGCTGGTAGGTGACGATATCGAGGATATGTCCGTAGAGCTTAACCCGGACACAGAAACAACCAAAAACATTCTCGGACAGACAAAAACGAGAGACAACGGATATGAGCCGTCTATGGACGCTGACCCGTTCTATGCTGATCCGGATAACAAGCTGTATCCGGTGCTGCGAGATATTGCCCTCGAGCGTAAAAAAGGCGATGCTTGTAAAACACTTATGCTGGAAGTCATCGTGGAGGACACAGCGGCGACCAATCATCTTGCGTACGTGCGTGAGGTCATCGTAAAACCGCAGTCTTACGGCGGCGATACTGCAGGCCTTAATATCCCGTTTGCTGTTTCCGAGGATGGGAAATTCACCAAAGGATACGTAAGCGCAGCTTCTCTTAAAACCGGAACTCCGGAATTTAATGAGGGCGCAGCGCCAGTTTCCGATAAAAGCACATCCCTGGCGTAAGATCACACACGAATAGAAAGGAGCTTTTAGATGAGCAATAAACTGGTAAAACCGCAGAGTAACGACATCATTATTGATGATGGCTTAAAAACTTATTATATCAAAAATAAGCAGGGCCATGTATACGGGAAATTTGATTTTCGACCGTCCGACACCAATCTTATCTCACGATATGATGAGGTTGTAGAACATCTGAACAGCTTTTCAGTGCCGGAAAACGAACCGGTGGACATTAAAAAGGTTGAAAGCATGGTTGCTGATGAGCTTTCCTATCTGATCGGATCGGATTCGAAAGAATCATTTTTCAGCATCTTAGGCCCGTTCTCTCCGCTTGCTTCTGGAAAACTGTTTTTCGAAGAAGTTGTTGACGCTATCGGCCGCGTGATCGAAACTGAGACCGAACACAGGGCGAAGAAAGTTCGAACACGTATGAATAAATACGTTGCTAAATATCGTAAATAATGGACGCGTGGAGCCTTCCGACATCGCTCAACGTTGCAGGAAAAGAATATCCAATACGCTCAGATTACCGAGTGGTATTGGATATTTTGCAATGTATGAACGATCCCGAGATTTTCGAACCAGATATGACCGAGGACGAAAAGAGGGCTGAACAGGTCATAAGTATGTTAGCTATCCTCTATATTGATTTTGACGATATGCCACCCACCGAATGGGAAGAAGCATCAGAAAAAGCATGTGAATTTATTGACTGCGGATTTTCAGAGGACACAAAGCGAAAAAGGCCAAAATTAATGGACTGGATACAGGATGCAACCATTATTATTCCGTCTATCAATAAGGTTGCCGGAAAAGATGTGCGCGGTCAGAAGTATCTGCACTGGTGGACTTTTTTTGCATTCTACGTGGAGATCGGCGAAGGCACGTTTGCGACCGTGGTAAGTATCCGAGATAAAAAAGCCAAAGGAAAGAAACTGGACAAGTGGGAACAGGAATATTACAGAGATAACAAGACTATCATCGATCTCAAATCGGCAAGCGGCCAGAGAAGCGAAGAAGAAAAAGCAGCTCTTAGAGAGCTTTTCGGAATATCAAAATAACTGCCGGAGCATACGGAGCACCGGCATAAACCGTTAAAAGTTACACGGTAGGAAGGAATACGCATGGCGGGACAGGCTGACGGCTATATCATCATTGATACGGAGATTGACACAAACGGCGCAAAAGCTGGCAGTAAGGAGCTGGAAGCGAATGTGCGGCAGTGTATCTCGTCTATTAATGGTCTTGGAGACAAGGCCAAAGCATCACTTAACAAGCAGGCGAATGCATTTTCAAAGTTGAACGATCAGTACAGAGAGCAGGAAAAAAGAGTCGAACAACTTAAAGAAAAGGTTGCTGAACTCGGAAAACAGCAGATACCGACAGACGAATACAAAGAGATCCAGGCACAGATAGAGTCTGCTAAGACGCAGATGGACAAGCTGGTCTATGCGCAGGAAAAATTCGTGGCGCTGGGCGGCAGCGAGGACAGCAAAAAGTATAAAAGCTATCAGTACGATATTGACCAGCTCGCGAAAACAATTGATGACGCAAACAAAGAATTACAAGAGTTGGAACAAAACGGAGAAGCGTTTTCTTCTGCGTTAGGCGGTGAACCTCCGACCTACAAATACAAAGAACTTGAATCTGAGCTTGAGTCATTAAGTCAAGCAATTGATGTGGCAAAAGCAAAATGGGACGAATTGCGCGCGTCAAATACTGGTGGAATTAATGATGAAGAAATTAAAAGCACCTTAGAAAATCTCGATCTGCTGTACGAAAAATATAGTGCAGTAGAAGCGAAAATGCGCGAAAAAGAAAAATTTGGTACTGATGTAATTAAAACCGAGCCAACAAAAGAAGCAGCTGCAGCAATGGAGAAGTTGGCGCAGGAAGAAGAAAAGCTGGCAAGTATCAATGACCGGTTAAAAACCTCGTATGATGACGTAAAAGACAGCATTGACAGCTATTCAAACTCGGCGAATAATTCAGCGACTAAAAACACAGCAGACAACGCGTCAAAGTTGGCAAAATCCAACGAAAAAATTGCTGACAGTGGAAAGAAAGCCGCAAATTCTCTGAAAGAGACCGGAAGTGCTGCAGGAAATGCCAAAAACGGAATTATGACGTTGCTAAAATACGGTCTAGGCATCCGCTCATTATTCGTTCTTTTCAATAAGCTGAGAAGCGCGGTTGTGGCTGGAATGTCAAATTTGGCGCAGGAATCCGGCTCAACCAACTCGGCTATCTCTATGTTGTGGGGCAGCTTGGAACGGCTCAAAAACAGTCTTGCGACAGCATTTGCGCCGATTCTTACAGCGATTGCACCGATTCTGTCAAAATTCATCGACATGCTTAGCACCGCGGCAACTTACGTAAGCATGTTCTTTTCAATGCTGTCTGGTAAGAAAACATATACTCGAGCATTAGCTGTTCAGAAGGATTACGCGGCATCTCTAAGCGATACGGCATCGAGTGCGGAAGATGTAGCGGACGCAACCAACGACGCGGCAGATGCGGCAGATGCGGCCGCAGAAGCAACGGAAAAATACCTTTCCCCTCTCGATGATCTGAACAAGATGGATTCGAAAAGCGACAGCGGTTCCGGCAGCGGCGGTGGCGGCAAATCCCCGGGAGCTGGCGGCGGTGGAGGAGGAACAGGCAGTGCACCGATGTTCACGGAAGAGCAGATCCCTAACGCTTTTCTGGATAATCTGCAGAAAGTTTTTGATTTACTGAAAAAGATTAAAGACCTGTTTATGTCCGGCTTCTGGGATGGCCTTGGAGATTACAAACCGCAGCTTGCAGAACTGAAAAAGGATCTGGCATCCATCAAAAGGAATCTTGCTGAGATCTTCACGGACCCGGAAGTAGTAGGAGCTGCGAAACGCTTTGCAGAATCTGTAATCTATAATCTCGGGGTCGTGGCCGGATCAATAGCAAGCGTAGGCCTTACACTGGCTGTTAATCTTGTAGGCGGTTTTGAAAGCTATCTGAGCAGAAATAAAGATAGAATCAAGAAATTTTTGGTTGACGTTTTCAACGTCGGAGCAGAAATTGCAGATGAATTCGGACTTATCGCAAAAACGATAGCCGAAGTATTTGCAAAAACGTTTGGCACACAAACAGCGCAGGATTTGACAGGAAATCTTATCGGAATTTTTGCATCTTTAGGCGGCTTGGCTGTAGAAATTTTTGCACGATACGAGCGCGATAAAATGTATCTTGCCTGGCAGCCATGGATCGATAACAAAGATAAATTAGTTGAAGCGATTAACGAAACAATCGCACCTATTCAGCAACTCGCGCAGGTTATCGAGGACTTTTTAAACGATACATCCGACAAAATCATTGCATTTTATGATGAGATCGTTAAGCCATTTATTGATGATATCGAATCAGGCTGTGCGTCTATTTTGGCAACATTGCTTGATCTTTACAATAGTTATGTAGTGCCTATCATCGATGAATGGGGAACGCGGCTCGAAGATTTGATTAATGGACCTCTTACAGATTTTGTCGATAAATTCCTTGATGTGTGCGCAAAAATCATTGATGCGCTACAGCAAATTTGGAATAACGTTCTTGTTCCCCTTATTAATTGGATTCTTCAAAATGTAATTCCGTTATTGGCTCCTGTTGTACAATGGCTAGGCGACGCGGCTATTGATTTATTGGGCGCTGCGGTAGAAATGGCGAACGGAATTCTGGATATGCTCGGCGGTTTGATCGATTTCCTTGTTGGTGTGTTTACGGGCGACTGGAAAAAAGCTTTTTCCGGTGCAGGACAAATAGCACAGGGATTTGCGGATACATGCGGCGCTGTAATTGAATGGATTGGAGACTATATTTTAACTCCATTTATGTCACTGGTGAAAAAATTATTCTCTGTTGACTGGGTAAAATATTTTGGCGTAGCTGGCATTGCTCCGCAGGTGCTTTGCGATTTGATTAAGTCAATATTCAAAACTATGAAAAACGTATTTATTGGGATTATGAATTTTATTAAATACGCGTTTACTGGTGACTGGCGGAATGCTTGGCAGAGCGTCAAAAATATCTTTTCGAGTATCATGAGCGGAATTGGTGATGTTGTGCGTGCTCCGATTAATGGGATCATCAGCATGGTTAATCAGGCAATCGGAGCAATCAATAATCTGATCCGCGGCGTGAATAGAATTCCGCATGTAAATATTCCAACTATCGGAAGAATCCCACATCTGGCATCCGGTGCGGTCATCCCACCAAACCAGGAGTTTCTGGCAATGCTCGGAGATCAGAAAAGCGGAAATAATATCGAAGCACCAGAGGGGCTTATCCGTAAGATTGTCCGGGAAGAGTCTGGAAAAGGCAATGGAAGCTATACTTTCGTTGCACAGTTGGACAGAAAAGTCCTGTTCAAGGAAACAATCAGCGAAGCAAAGCTGCAGCAGATACAGGGTGGAAATAACCCATTCGAGCTGTCTACGACTTAAGGAGGGCATACATGGCACAAAATCATTTGCAGTTTGATGGCTACACGCCGCCAGATGTTGACGAAGATGGTTACACAATTGCTTTTGCAGCAACATCTTCGGACGATTCCGGGCGGCTTATGAACGGCAAAATGGTCAACACAAGGTTATTCACTGTTGAAGCGTATAACCTTAAATGGACCGATATTACCCTTGAAGCAGCAGCGGAAATCCTTTCAAAGACTGTTTTCAAGTCTCAGTTCAATTTCCATTATTTCAATATCAAAACCGCAAAATGGGAGACACATGCATTTTATGTTGCAAACGTTGACACAGCGATATATTCCCTCAAAGAGGGCGAGGAAAAATGCACAAGTCTTAGTTTCCAGGTAACGAGGATTGACCCATCATGAAAAATGTAAGCACAGAATTTAGGAAAAAAGTAGAAAACGGTTCTGCATGTTATGCGTACGCGAACGTGGTTTTACGGAACGGCACAAAATTGACTCTGGATCCGTCCAAAGATTTTCGAATTGACGGTAACAGCATCACCACCAATGGGGGAAGTTCATTCCCCCTCGGTGTGGCGCTTTCAAGAACAATAGAGCTTAATTTGGATAACTACGACGGAAGATTTGATGCCATTGACTTTTACGGCGCAGAAATCACGCTTTTTACGGGAATGACGCTGGATGATGGAAGCGTAGAAAAAATCAAAGAGGGAATCTTTTCTGTAGTTGAGCCGACCACGCCGGGATCCACAATTACGCTTGTTGCTGCAGATTACATGGCGAAAACATCCGATAGTTACGTTGCAAATACGACGTTTCCGGCGACTATATTTAATATCTATCGGGATGTCTGCATTCAGTGTAATCTTGTTGCTGGCAGCGCGAAATTCACAAATGGTGATTTCGTGGTAGATGCAATTTCTGAAAATGTTACATGCAGGGAGATGCTCGGATATATCGCTATGATTGCTGGCGGAAATGCCATGTGCGATTCCAACGGTGCTGTTATTATTAAGAGCTATGATTTTTCCGGCCTTAAAAAGTCAGATGGCACGTATGATTACACGAAAGCACAGAATTTTTCTGGATTTCAGAAGAATCCGAGCATTTCGACAGATATGATTCGGATAACCGGAGTTAAGGCGGAGAACGACGATGGAGATGAAAAGCAATCTTATATTGTAGGTTCGGAAGATTACTGCTTCTTGATCGAAAATCCATTGATTTCCGGCAAAGAAGCACAGGCACTGCAGCTAATCGGAAATGTTATTGTCGGGCTGGAATTTTACACATTCAGCGGAGATCACATTTCAAACCCGCTTGCTGAGTTTATGGACCCGTGTTTCGTGCAGGATATGAAAGGAAATCTTTTCTTTTCGGTTCTGAGCAATATTACTTACACGTACCTTGGCAGTACGTCTATTTCCTGCGATACAGACAGCCCAGAAACCGTAAAGTCGCAAAAGGCGACATCTGGCTCGAAAGTATACCAGAATCTCAAAAAGCAGCAGCAGGTTATTAAAAAAGAATTTGAAAAACAGATGGACGCTCTCGAAAAACAGGTTTCCAACGCACCTGGAACCTATATTTCGAGCGAAGTGCAGCCGGATGGCAGCAGCATCTACTATCTGCACGATAAGCCTACACTTGCGGAATCCAAAAGTGTTTTCAAAATAACGGCTGATACAATCACAGCATCGACCGACGGCGGAAAGACTTGGAACGGTGGATTTACTGTAGATGGAGTCATGATAGCTAAGATCATGACTACTATTGGTATTAATTTCGATTGGGGAGTTGGCGGCACCCTTATTATCCAGGACAGAAACGGAAAACAGACCGTCTACATGGATGCTGAAACGGGAGAAGTCCGGCTTAGCGTGGTTTCTCTTTCCATTCAGGGCGAAACGGTGGCAGATATTGCCGAAAAAAAAGCGGAATCTTCTCTGAACGACTTTACAAGCAATATATACAACCCTATGATTTCCAACCTGCAAAAGCAGATTGACGGACAGATCGAAACGTTCTATTACGATTACGAGCCTACGCTAAACAACGTTCCGGCGAAAGAATGGGATACTGAGGAGAAAAAGACGGCTCATGAGGGAGACTTATTTTATTGGAAATCGAAAGGTTATGCGTACCGCTTCCAGAAAGACGGATCGGCGTGGAGTTGGCAGCTAGTACAGGATACCGATATCACGCTTGCTATGCAGAAAGCCGCAGAAGCTAAAGACACCGCAGATTCAAAACGCCGCGTTTTTACAGCTACGCCGTATCCTCCGTACGATGTAGGTGACCTGTGGGTGGGAAATGATACTTCCGACCTTATGAGATGTCAGCGCTCACGACAGTCTGGTGCCTATGATTCTTCTGACTGGATCAAGGCGGTTAAGTATACAGACGATTCTGAACTTAACAATTTCATCTACACCGATTATGCCGAAGCACTTGTCGAAATCTCCAAATCGATCGACAAGAAAGCCGAAACGTGGTTCCAGGCAACAGATCCGGCGCTCCAATGGACAGATAATAGCACATCTGAACCATTGCAGGACCATACCGGCGCGAATATTACGGACAGCACCGGTGCAAACATTCTGACCGTATGGGATCGCGAAAAAGCGGCTCATAACGGCGACTTGTGGCATAACACAACCAATAACGTCGAGTACATCTATAAGGATGGAACCTGGCACGAAATGAGCGTTCCAGACGATGTTTTTGACAAAATCGACGGCAAGGCGCAGATTTTTGTTGGCGAACCGATTCCCCCTTATGACGTAGGCGATACATGGTTCACCGGAACAACTATCCTTGTCTGCGTAGTTAAGCGCACATCTGGAAAGTATAATGCGTCCGACTGGGCGAAAAAAGATACTTATACAGACGATACCGCGCTTGAAAACTTCCTTTCCGGCGACTACAAAGAGACTATTGCCAACTTGTCTACTCAGATTGACGGTAAGGCGGAAACGTGGCGGCAGAGCACTGATCCGGCGGCCAATTGGACAACGGATGAGCTGAAAGCCCAGCATAAGGGCGACTTGTGGAACAACACAGAGAACCAGAAAACTTATATCTATAATGGCTCAGCATGGCAGGAAATGACATCAACGCCGCCGCAAGCCGTATTTGACGCGATTGATGGCAAGGCTCAGATTTTCGTTAAGCAGCCAACTACGCCGTATGATGTGGGTGACTTATGGTTCGATTCTTCCAGTGCAGATATTATGACCTGTACGACCGCGAGAGAGAGCGGAAATTTTAATGCTACAGACTGGGAAAAAAGAAATAAATATACTGATGACTCCTCTCTTAACAACTGGATCAAGGGAGAGTACGCAAACACTCTTGCTGATGTTAAGAATCAGATAGACGGAAAAGCGGAAACGTGGCGGCAGAGCACAGACCCAGCTAAGTCGTGGACAACAGACGCACTGAAAAAGCAGCATAAGGGTGATTTGTGGTACAACACGACCGAGCAGAAGTCCTATATCTACAGCGGCACCGCGTGGGGGCCGATGAAAGCAGAGCCGCCGAGCGGTGTCTACGATGCCATCGACGGAAAAGCGCAGATTTTTGTAAAACAGCCAACCACGCCGTATGCGGTAGGAGACCTCTGGTTTGACTCGACGAGTGCCGATATCATGACTTGCGTAACAGCCAGAGAGTCCGGCTCTTATGTTGCCGGAGACTGGCAGAAGAGAAATAAGTATACGGATGACTCCGCCGTAAAAGCAGTCAGCAAGGAACTGGGCGATTTCATCACTGCATATGACGAAGAAATGGAGAAAATCTCCAATTCGATCGACAAAAAAGCAGAAACATGGTATCAGACAACCGACCCATCCTTGCAGTGGACGGGAACGACCGAAGAAGCGTTGCTGGATCACACCGGAGCGACCGTTACGGACAGCACCGGCGCGGCAATCATGACCGTGATTGAAAGTGAAAAGATGGTTCACGATGGCGATCTCTGGAAAAACCCATCGACCAATAAGGAATACATCTATCAAGCCGGAATTTGGCATGAAATGAGCATCCCGAACGATGTTTTCGACATCATAGACGGAAAGGCTCAGATTTTCGTAAGCCAGCCAAAACCTCCGTACTCGATCGGCGACCTGTGGTTCAGCTCGGCGACATCCGACATTCTTACCTGCGTTGTGGCTCGTGAGTCTGGCTCGTACGTGGCATCCGACTGGCAGAAGCGGAATAAATACACGGATGACTCCTCACTTAATAGCTGGATCAATGGAGAGTACGCAAACACTCTTGCTGATGTTAAGAATCAGATAGATGGGAAAGCCGAAACGTGGAGACAGAGCACAGACCCGTCTAAGTCGTGGACAACAGACGCACTGAAAAAGCAGCATAAGGGTGATCTGTGGTACAACACGACCGAGCAGAAATCCTATATCTACAGCGGTAGCGCGTGGGAACAGATGAAAGCAGAGCCGCCGAGCGGTGTCTACGATGCGATTGACGGAAAAGCGCAGATTTTTGTAAAGCAGCCAACCACGCCGTATGCGGTGGGAGACCTCTGGTTTGACTCATCGACCGCGGACATCATGACCTGCGTAACAGCACGGGAGAGCGGAGATTTTGCGGCTACGGACTGGCAGAAGCGGAATAAATACACGGACAACTCCGCGGTAGATGCACTGGACAAGGCCTTAACACAGCTTGAAATTTTTAACAGACTCACCAATAACGGCGCTGCACAGGGCATTTTCTTGAAAGATGGAAAACTGTACCTCAATTTCTCGTACGCACAAGGAGGAACCTTAAAACTTGGCGGAGTCAACAACGGCAACGGTCAAGCGGAAGTGTATGATTCCAGTGGAAATAAGATCGGAAGCTGGAACAAAGACGGTTTTAATTTGCAGAAAGGTTCCATATATGGTACGCAGATCCACCTTGAGTCACAAAATGACTATATACAAGGCACGGTCAACGGAAATGAAGCTGTCAAAATCTCCACAGGCGGCGTAAAAGTTGACAGTACGGCTAACTGGGGACTTGGCGTTACTCGGAAAGAATATATTTTTGAAATGAATCCGTACTTATTCCCTGGCGTTCGATTGCTTGATCGATCAACGGGAGCTGGAATTGGCAGCACGTGGACAAGCGGACACTTCGGAATGTGTTACACGGACGATCTTTCAGGATATTCCTCTGTCACTGATTTGCTCTCGAATTATGGTGTATACATGAAAGCCGGAAAAGAGGATGCAAACGGCGGCTTTTATGCAATAGGAAATGGACTTGGAAAAGGTTCACGTGTAACCGCAGAGGGAATCTACACTTCTGGAACCAAAAATAGAATTGTAGATACCGAAAACTACGGTCAGCGTCTCCAGTATTGCTATGAGATGCCAAGCCCGTTCTTCGGAGACATCGGAGAAGCGGAAACGGACGAAAACGGCCTGTGCTACGTTCAGATTGACGATATTTTCGGCGAAACAGTGCTGAGAAATGACAAGTATAACGTGTTCTTGCAGAAAGAGGGATGCGGCGACCTGTGGATCGAGGAAAAAACGGCAGACTACTTTTTGGTCAAAGGAACACCAAATCTTAGCTTTTCATGGGAACTGAAAGCTAAACAGGCAGATTACACGCTAGAAAGACTGGAAAAGAACGAAACTCCATATGAAAAAGAGCCGGAATTGGACTACAGCGAAATCGGCTATCAGACGTATATTGATTATGTAGAATCGAAAATTATAGCATGAAAGGAGAAACAATGAAAGTCTTAACAAGTTTTACGAAATTAGTAACCGGAGAGGGCATCCGGATCGCTTACACCTATTCAGAGGTGGACGATTCCGGCGACCTTATCAGTCAGAATAACCGCGGCAATTTTGTCGCGGTTAACCCGGAATTGAAAAAGCATATCGCCGCAATTGATGAATATATTGAAAATAATCAGCTCAATAAGGAGGAAAACTAATATGGCAAAATTCACAGATTACACCGAAAAAACAGAACCAGTAGACACTGACCTTGCGCTTATCTACGACACCCCAGCCAAAGTGAATAAAAAGTTTACTTTCGGCAATCTGTGGAAATGGATTGCTAAGAAAATCGTGTCCGAGGGTATCTCTCAGCTCGAGACGACTAATAAGACAATCCCGGGAGCTATTAACGAATTAAATAGTAATACACAATTTATGTTACAAACCAGCTCCAAAAACAAAAATAATATTAATATCGTAATTAACTCTCGGTGTTCGATTATATTATTACTTAACAATTACAGTGGATATCTAGCCGTATATGCAATCGAAATCGATTCACAATACAATTGTTCGCAGATAGAAATTATAAACAAGAAACAAATCAAACCAATTATTACTGTAGATAATAAAATTTTAACTATATCAGAAAATGCCTGGATTTCTGCTTTGATATTATCCACAATCCCAATTACCGAAATTAAATAGTAAGAAAGTCTTTAATAATTTATTGATATATAGAACTTCTGGAGCCGATATAAAGTCGGTAACTATTTCTATAAATAAAGAAGGATGTAACGACATATCATATGCTCCATTCGCGTTATTCGGAGGTTCAACATTTTCAACAGGTACTATTGGGAAAATAGATAATACATTAAAAACAGGTAATGTCACAATAAAGTGTAACGATAATGGTTCTATACAAAATGTAAAGTTTTCAAATTTTCCACAGTATGTAAATGCTGTTATCATTATCTATTATGAAAACATAAAAAATGCAATCGTGAAAGAAGAATAAAAATTATAATTATCACGATACTTTAAAAGACTGTGCAGAATTAACTGTTGGAAAATGGTTCGCAGAAATAATCTTCAGATTGTAGGAACTAAACTTGTTGATAATTATATGTATGTAAAAGGGATCGACAATGGATTTCCACATGCAAGTGCTTATGTAAAAATTGACATGAAAAAGAATAAGATTGTTGATTATTATAACGCACATAACTGCCCTGTTGAAGTAAAGGATGGAATATATGAATAAGGTAATTTTATTAGTATTTTGTCACTTGGTTGGTGATTATGTTTTACAAAATGATTTTATTGCAAAGACCAAAGGAAGTAATTGGTATCATTTGTTCGTACATTGTGCGTTGTATTGTTTACCATTTTATCTTGCCTTTGGATTAACTTGGCAGCTTGGAGTTGTTTTTGTGACACACTGTATTATTGATCCGCTAAAGGCGAGATATCAAAAAATATCATATGTAACTGACCAAGTTTTGCATTATTTTGTATCACTCGTTTACTTTTTATAGGAGAATAAATGCGGATTTAATTTATTAAAAATCTTGCTTAAATCTTGCTTTTTTGAAAAAAGACTTCCTATTTTCAAACAACGTGGTATAATGTAAGCACAACTAAAAAAAAGGAACCGGGCTATCCGACCAAAGACACACCCGGTTCCAAACTGCACCACAAAGGGTACGTGTATTATTATATCACAATACCCTCCCTTTGTGAACCACAAAAGGAGGTTTTTTTATGGCAGATTTTGCGACCGAGTTTATTACAAAGTTGAACGGCAAGCTCACACCGGAGCAGATGAAAGTTGTGCTTAACGAATTGGAGATCTTTTCGGACGATTACAATATTGAAAAGAAGTGCAGGGATGTAGCGGTTCCGGATGATCTCTTACCAGCGTGCTATAAGGTCTACATGGTATCGAAAAAGATTGAGGGCATGAGTCCGCAGTCGCTTATAACTTACAAATGTTATCTGGAACAGTTTTTGTACGCCGTAGGCAAGCCAGTTGAGAAAATCACGGCAAACGATATCCGCTTATATTTGTACGGGCTGGTTGGGAAGAACTCGGATCATACCATTGACACTAAGCGCATCGTTATCAATACGTTTCTTGACTGGTGTTGTCGGGAATATTACATTCCGGAGAACCCATGTGCGAAAATCCACGCCATTAAGTACGAGGAGAAGCCGCGAGAGCCACTTGATGGCATAGAGATGGAAATGGTACGGGATGCGTGCGTTGATCTTCGAGAAATAGCAATGATCGAGTTTTTCTACAGTACCGGATGCCGTGTTTCGGAAATGGCGATCCTCAAAAAAGAAGATATTGATTTCTCCACGAAAGAAGTCAGATTGTTCGGAAAAGGCCGCAAACACCGAGTTTCTTATCTTAACGCCCGCGCAGAATACACTCTGCAGAAGTATTGGACTACCAGAAAAGACGATACAGATGCCGTTTTTTGTACAATACGTAAGCCTTACCATGCTCTGCAAAAGCAAGCTATAGAGCAGGTCATCCACAACATCGGCGTGCGATCCGGCATCGGGAGACCGCTATTTCCTCATCTGATCCGGCACACCACAGCTACAAATGCGATAGACCACGGCATGGACGTGACGGATCTGCAGAAACTCCTCGGTCATACGCGGATCAGTACCACGATGATCTACGCAAAAGTAACGCAGGAAAACGTAAGATACAGCCATCACCGATACGTAGTCTAACAAGCCTACAAAGAGCCGTGAGAAAAAGAGTACAATGTTCCTAAGAATCGAAATTTTGGGAAAAGGAGCATCGACAAATGAGAATTGACAGATCATTAATCAGTAACACGAATACTTACAGTGAGAACGATCCTAAATGTATCGTAGTCCACAACACGGATAACTTCGCCGCCGGAGCAGACGCGCTGGCACACGCACGAGCGCAGTATAACGGCAATTTTCAGAATATGTCCGCCCATTATTACGTGGATGATGGTGACACCGCCTATCAGGCGGCACCGCACAGCCGTGGGTGTTGGCACGTCGGGGTTAATTACGGCGGTAATAACCTGTTTGGACGCTACGGCAACCGTAGCAGCATCGGCGTTGAGATGTGCGTGCAGGCGGGATATAATTACGAAAAAGCGTTTCAGAACACGGTAGCGGTCGTCAAAGAGATCATGCGGGAGACTGGCATTCCGGCAAGTCGCGTATACCGCCACTACGATATCTGTAGCAAGCACTGCCCGAGCCAGATCATCGAGAGAGGGGATTGGGAGCGGTTTAAGAGCCTGATCAGTGACGCGGCATCGGTCGAACAGCCAGAAAGCGGAAAGTATGAGCCTGGTATTTACAAGATCAATACCGACCTTAATATTAGAGAGCAGCCGAACGCAGACAGCCGACGAGTTGGAACGATCAAAGACCGCGGCAGCTACACGGTGACAGAAATTCAGAATGGAAGCTGGGGAAGGCTGCTCTCCGGTGCGGGCTGGATCAACTGCCATGCAAATTTGCACTTATGGCGGCGCGGCCAAAGAATCCACCTCAAAAGCGATCACAGTCGATGGTGTGTGGGGTCATGAGCTGACCAAACGCTTGCAGGAGATTTTTAAGACTGGAGTAGACGGCGTGATCAGCAATCAGCCAACCGCCAATAAAGAATACTGTGCTGGTATCGTGTCGGCCGAATGGTCTGATAAACTGTCCGGCGGCTCTGATCTGATCAGAGCTATGCAAAAATGGGCCGGAACCACAGAAGACGGCTATATCGGACCGCAGACCATCCGAGCGATGCAGCACAAGCTCGGCACAACGGTAGACGGCGTGATCAGCTACCCGTCCGCGATGGTCAAAGCTTTGCAGGAGTGGTGTAATCGGCAGTAATTAAAAAGACCCGGAAATTATTTCCGGGGCAAAAAGAAACGCCGCAGCTACGCGGCGAAAAGAATGATTCTTTTTTCTGGTCTTTTACATATGACCATCCCTATAGTAACACGAACAAGATCAGAGCGCAACAAAAAAATGACAAAAGGCGTGGGGATTTTCCTACGCCTTTTTTTATTGCAAAAAAACTGCAAAAAGTTTAAATAACCTATTGACGTATACGCCAATGTGTGGTATATTATAATCAGCAACAGGGAGATAACCAATAAGGAGGAAATAAAAAAGAATGAAAATAAAAGAAATCCGGAACGCCTCCGGCTTAACACAGGAGGCGTTCGCAAGAAAATACAACATCCCGAAGAGGACTCTTGAGGGATGGGAGGCGGGAAAAAGAAACCCGCCGGGGTATGTGCTTGAACTGCTTGAGAGAGTAGTAAAAGAGGATACCGAAAAAACAGAAAAGGAGAAAACAGAAATGTATTACAATACGATAATTTTAAAACATGGTGTAGGAAGCTACACAAAGAAACAATTTGATAATTTCGTCGAAGGAGATTGTGTTTGCGGTGAAAACGCAAATCCGGAAGAGCTGAAACGCTGGACGGGCGACCAGTACGGCTTGGCAAAAGCCGAGCTTACTAAATATAGATGCTCGTACCGCAAGTCCGGTGGATACGTATTCGCCGACGAATACGCGCTCGAATACTGCAACACAGACGAGGACGGGGAATTTCTTGATGGATCAGACCTCGATATCGCGGAAAAAGAAGCTTAAATATATTTGCAAGATCTTAATTATATTGCATCAGACGCGAGTCTGTGAGTTGAAAAACATTATTGAATAAGTGCCATAAGGTAGAAAAAAGGACGCAAGTTTTGCGTCCTTTTTTATTGGAAAAATAAAAAAATTAAAATAATCTATTGACGTATACGTCAATGAGTGGTATAATATAATCAAAGTTAAGGAACAGCAAATAAACAAAGAAAGGCGGAAACAATAATGACAAAATACGGAGAAGAGTACAGATTAAATGAAGAGGAAATGGAGAATATTGCGAGCTATATGAACGACGAAATCAGAGAAGACCTCATTTCAAAATGGCTCCTTGCGAGCCGGAAGAATTTCTGAAGGCTTACGTAGAAAGAGATTCAGATTTCGAAGAACTTCTTAGAAGTGAATTTTCAATTGAGATGTAAGGAGAGAAAAAGATGTACTGGAAAGAAATCTTACAGGCTTACGAAGACATGGGAGTAGAAGATATTATCCCAATCGCGCACACGCGAGTTAAGCCGAATATAAAAGTATTGCTGGATGAAAGCGGAAATTTCGTCGGTGCAATGTTGAATCAAGATCGTTTTACGATTCCGTGCACGATTGAATCGGAGTCAAGAACGAGCGGATGCGCACCGCATCCGATTCACGATAATATGCAATATTTATGCAATGAGTACGATGACCAAAAATGCAAAGAAAAACACGAAAGCTATATGAAACAGCTTAAGGAGTACATTGAGGAGGTAGACGACGAGCTGGCAAAATCGGTATACCGTTTTCTTGAAAAAGGACTTCTTCGAGATTGTATTAAAGATCTTTTAAAAAAAGTGAACCTGCCAGAGGAAAAGGTTATGGTTTGCTTTGCAATGGTAAGTAGGGAAGCCTTGACAAGAGTTCTGAGTCGGAAGAAAAATATAAAGCGTATTGCTTGCACGCATTGCAGTCGGGAGACGGGCAAGATTTCCAGTGGCGCGACTATTACCTGAAAACGCTGGAACCAAACGGCGTGTGCAGCATAACAGGAAAACCGGATTTCATCCCGCCAACTTATCCGAAGGGAATAAGAAATTCGCGAGACTCAGCAAAATTATTTGTCGGCGGATCAACAAATAAAATAAAAGAGAACTTAGACGGAATGCCGACGATCAATCCGGGATATGTGATCACGCAAAAGATCGCCCACACGCTACAGTGCCTAAATTATGAGGGAGCACACTGGGGCTATCAAGTGGTTCGGGACAACAAGGGAATAACAAACGAAACTGTAAGAAAAATTGAAAACGAGCTTGAAATGACAGAGGAAGAAAAGAAAAGATTCGAGAAAAGAATAGAAAAAAGTTTTCACAAGATGGCCAAAAATAAAGAGTGGATGGCGAAGAAAGACGGGGAAGAAAGTTATGACGATTAAAGAGATAAGAGAACGCTCCGGACTTTCACAAGGAGCTTTCTGCAAACGGTATGGGA